TTCTGAGCCTCATTCCCAGTGAAAGACACGCGAAGGCAAGCGGCAACGCAGCGGCAGCCAATGGTGTTCTGTTCAAGGAAATTCTTACCAGGAGAACCGCCGTTAGAGTTGACGGCAGCACCAGTACCTCCGGCGATAGTGGTTGTGAAAAGCAACTCAGTATCGTCGGAATTAATGGCTCCTGGCACCCAATTCATCACGCCAGCCTTGCGGCCGGCGATGTTTCCAAAAGTAGCCATGGAAACGTTCCTGATGAGGTACCCTGAGTCAGACCCAGGGAAAATTGGGGGGGCAAGTGGTGCGTGGCAGGGATCGGACAACATGTCGACATACGCCATTGCAGCGGAATCGAGCATGGCCAAGTCACGTGCCCGTGGGTTCGGCACTCGCTGGCGAGTGCCCGACTTGGTCTTACGACGTGTGGCCATCTGTCTGTTAGATCTGGCCATCGTGTTATTGTTATTAAAGAAGGGGGTGGAAAGGTTGGCGGAAATTAGATTTCACTGCGGTGGGGGCTTCGTTGACGATGCTCACAACGTGGTTCTCAAGGGCAATCTGCTCATCGGGGTACATACCAAAAGCTAGGTAAAAAGAATACCTGGACTCCTGGGTGATGACCCCCCCGACGACCCCTCGACTGAGGTGGCCCATGCCAGAGTCCCTGACTGACTCATGGCAACGTTCGTGAGTGGTGTCGCACCACAGCTGCTGGTAGTAGGCCTCCCAAAAAGGGACGCCACGCGTGAGCTCGATGCCACATGTAGAGATGGCATTACGCCACCGCTTGAACTCCTCGGGTGTAGACCACTCGAGGAGAGACATGCAGTCCTTGCTGGTTGCCTTGGATGGTTGCCGTACCATGCGCCAGCCGGTGCTCGTAAACACCGGCTGGGCTTGGCAGAACTCAATCCTCTCGAAGACGTCCACAACAGGTTCACGAGTAAGCTTAAATCCAAACTCCTTGAACCAAGCGTCAATGCCGTCGAACTTTTCGACGTCACGACGCTCGCAAATCACGTTGCAGTCGTCCCCGTTGTTAGCAAGGCGCATCTGGACCCCAACGTGCTCGCCGTAGGCAAGGACGATGGAGGCCATGATGATGCAGTTGCCCATGGATGTGTTGATGTCCCCAGACATACGGCACCCACGGACCTCGTAGTTCACACGACCATCAGTCGCGCTTCCTTTCCCCTTATTCACCAGCTGCCACTTAAGCAGCCGAGCAAGTTCGGGGCTGTTGAACGCTCGGTTGTAAAACCCATGCTCGTACTGTAACGCCTCGTAAGACACATGCTGGTCGAAACGTGAGGCATCGAGACCAATAGCACATGGGTCTGCAAAGACATCCCAGTGAGCACGCAGAGCCTCAGCGGACTCTGTGGCGTTCATTCCCTTCATGACAACAGGGTAGCCAGCTACTCTGGCTATTCCTGCGAATACACGTTTTTCATACAGTTTTAAGTATCGTCCAACCTCCACGTTGTAGCGCGGATTGCGAGGCTGGATGACTCTCGGAGCGGGGTCAGGCTTGGAAGAGGAGAAGCTGACTTTCTCCGCCTTCACAAATGTCTTCACGACAGCGTCTCTCTTTGAAACAGCCTCGGTCAAAAGGCTAGAGACGGCATTCTCGTACACGACACGCCTGCGACCGCAG